TGGAACGCTTAAAGCAGATGATCCAAACACTCCTGAAAACGAGGCGTGGGAAGAAGCACCTGCTAAAAAGCGCGGTCGCCCTAAGAAGAAAGGGTAAGCTATGTCTAGTGATGTAAAGGCAAAGCGTGTCACAGGAACAGGCTCACTCGCAGTTGGCCCTGCTCGAATACGGCAGATACATGTTTTATCAGGATCGGGTACACCTCGATTAACTATCTCAGATGGTAACGGTGGGGCTACAGTTTTAGATTTAGATCTAAAAGCCTCTGATGTTCATGCTGTCAATATCCCAGATGATGGGATTAGAGTTAGTGATATTCATGTAGCTACCGCTACGGCACTAACAGCTATAACAATATTCTTTAATTAATGTTATGGCTGCTCGCAAAGGAACTATGAAGGGTCACTCCATCAAGGGGGGGCATAAACGCCCCACCAAAAAAGGTGCAGGAATGACCGCCAAAGGTGTAGCTAAGTACCGTAGGGATAACCCCGGTTCTAAGCTCAAAACTGCTGTTACTGGTAAAGTTAAGAAGGGTAGTAAGGCTGCAAAGAGGCGTAAGTCTTATTGTGCTAGATCTGCAGGTCAGATGAAGCAGTTTCCAAAAGCGGCAAAAGATCCAAACAGTCGCCTAAGACAGGCTAGAAAAAGATGGAAATGTTGATGAAAGCGCAAGACGTATTAACGATTATGGAAAAACATGAAAAAGAATCTGACAAGCGCTTTGAGCGTATTGAGAAGCAGCTTGAACGTCTTGATATGCGGCTGTGGGGTATCGCTGCTCTGATTGTTGCTGCGGCTGTAGCAGGAAAACTTTTATAATGGCTATTTCAAGAGCGAATATGAGCAAACAGATAAGGTCAGGTAAGATGAAAAAGAAAGTTGTTAAGAAAAAAGGTGGCAGCAAGGTACTTGGTAGTATCAGTCCATTATATGGAATGATTTCAGGTGAGGGCGCTTTTGGAAAACTAGCAAGGTCAGGTTTTAGTCCTGCGGGTATGCTTGCAAAAGATCAAAAGAAAAAGAAGCAAATGCGAGCGCAAAAACCAGTTCCTGTTGCAAAAAGCGGTGGTAGCATGATGTCTACTGGCGATGATAAAAAAGACTTAGAGTTAATTCGCATGGGTAAAGGCGGCAGTCCTAAAAAGAAGTCTAAAAGCCGTGTTAACGAGGCAGGTAATTATACGAAGCCAAGCCTTAGAAAAAGCATATTCAATAGAATAAAAGCAGGTGGCAAGGGTGGCGCTCCGGGTCAATGGTCAGCCAGAAAAGCTCAAATGATGGCTAAAGCTTATAAAAAAGCGGGTGGGGGCTATAAGAACTGATGAACGAAATAGAGAAAGATCTTAGAAGTTGGTCAGTTGAGGTTTTGGAAGTTCCAAACCAAGACCTCAAAGGTCTTTCTCCGTGTCCTTATGCCAAGAATGCTTGGGAAAAAGATAAGGTCTTAGTAATACAAACAGACGATATATTTGCAGAAAGCTTAAGGCAATGTTCTGATATGCCGTTTACTGATAAAGAACTTATAGTTGTTGCTTCGCATGACATCCCAAAAATAAAAAAATTTAATAAGTATGTTCAAAACCTAAACATACTTTTCGATACTCTACATTGTATGGAGTTTCATCCAGATTATGGCGCAGAAGATGCAGATCTAGACTTTCTATATAATAATGATTGGGAAAGCTCATTAGATAAGCCTTATTGCATGATATTTATTCAAGACCTTGAACAGGTAGTTCGAGCAAGTGACAAGTTACAAACATTGGGTTACTATGATGTGTACCCTGATGAGGAGTATGAAGAGTTAGTCGTTAACAGGAAAAGGAGACTAGACGATGGCTATGAAACCTAGAGCAATGAAAAAGAAGCCAATGGCTATGAAGCGTGGCGGAAAGAAAATGATGCGTGGCGGTATGGCTAAAAAGCCTATGGCTATGAAACGTGGCGGAAAAGCAAAGAAAAAGTAATGCCACTTAAAAAGTCACAAAGAAGCCTTAAGAACTGGACCAAGCAAAAATGGCGTACCAAAAGCGGTAAGCCATCTACGCAAGGTAAAAAGGCTACTGGTGAGAGATACCTGCCTTCTGCAGCCATAAAATCCCTTAGCTCTGCCGAATATGCGGCTACCTCCCGTGCTAAGAGAAAAGGCAAGAAGGCAGGTAAACAACATGTGCGCCAACCTAAAAAGATAGCAAAAAAGACAAGAAGTTATAGATAAATGCCTCGTAATTATCGAAAAGAATATGATAACTACCACAAGTCTTCTACACAGAAGAAGAAAAGGGCATCTCGAAATACGGCACGATCCAAGATGGTGAAGGCAGGTAAGGCAAAAAAAGGTGATGGGAAAGACGTTGATCACAAGAACGGCAATCCGCGTGATAACTCTAGAAAAAACCTTACGATGAAAACAAAAGCTAAAAATAGGAGTTTTCCTAGAAACTCTAAAGCCAAGAAACGGTAGGATAAAATGGCAGTCGTTACACCAGATTTACCTGACATATTTGAAGAAGCTTATGAACGTGCAGGTCTAGAGCTAAACACAGGTTACGACCTTCGAACAGCGAGGCGTAGCCTTAATATTATGTTGCTTGAATGGCAGAATAGAGGTCTCAATCTTTTTACGGTTGATTCAGGTGTTTTAAATTTAAGCTCAGGTACAGCAACCTACTCTATGCCCATAGACACTATAGATGTAATCGAGCATCAAATAAGGACTGGAACAGGAACAAATCAAGTTGATGCAGCATTGCAACGCATATCTGTGTCTACTTACGCAGCTCAATCTAATAAAAATACACAGGGCAAGCCTAGTCAAATATTTGTTCAAAGACTGGCTACAGAAACAAAAGTAACACTTTGGCCCGTTCCCGACACAGATTATATTTTGGCTTTTCATCGATTAAAGGGAATAGATGGCTTGGCAACTGGCGTTGGCACAACAGCGGCTATACCGCCTAGGTTTGTTCCGTGTCTTGTTGCAGGTCTTGCGTATCAAATAGCTATGAAAAAACCAGAAGCAATAGCCAGAGTTGTTCCTTTAAAGCAAGAATATGAATATCAGTTCGAGCTTGCGGCAGGTGAAGATGCTGAAACAGCATCAATCAAATTTGTGCCGTACAATACATTTATGTTAGGTGGTGGATGACAACTGCTAGAAGTAAATATGCTTTCGGCTTCTGTGACAGGACAGGCTTCAGATATCCGCTGAATGAGCTTGTTGATGAGTTTAAGAATGGCGTAAAGACTGGACTAAGAGTTGGTCGAGATGTTGCTGATGGCGATCATCCTCAAAACTTTTTGGGCAGGGTTAGAATATTTGACCCTCAAAGTCTTGCACACGCTAGGCCAGATAGGTCTTTAGAAGAAAGCAGACAGTTGTTTGGGTTTTCTCCTGTATGGAATCCTGCTCAATTTATGACAGGAGCTGTTGGTAGGGTTGCCATAAGTTTCGATGAAGGCGTGGTTAATGTTGCAGGTGTTTCAGCCTCATCTTCTGTTGGCTCTGTTGTGGCTAATACATATAGCGCAAATCTAACTGCTCCAAATTCCGCTGTAGGTGCGGTTGGAACGGTTACCTTACTAGGCGTAGGAATAACCGCATTTCCAAATGGTGTTTCTGCCGTGGGAACTACAGGCGTAGCTACTTTATCTACCAATGTAGCACAGTCTTTCGCGGTTACTGTAGCTACGGGGTATAGTGGCGGCAATAAATATTTTATAGATGGTATAGAAGCGCCTACAGGAAATCTTAGCGAAGGAAATACCTACATATTTGATCAATCAGATTCGAGTAATAGTGGTCACCCACTAAGGTTTTCAACAACACCAAACGGAACCCATTCGGGTGGTGTAGAGTACACAACAGGCGTTACAACTAGCGGAACCCCCGGAAACGCAGGTGCTTATACTCAGATCGTGGTAGCTTCAGGCGCACCAACATTATACTACTATTGCACTAACCACAGTGGTATGGGAGGCCAAGTGAATACACCTTAACGGTAGATTTGAAAATTTAAACATGTTAAAATAAGTTCAATTGAACTTTTTTGGAGGTCGAAATGGCTATAAAAGGTAGAAACAAACCAAGAACTAGTAAGCCAAAAATGAAGATGGAAAGAAAGACTGTAAGACCTGAAGGCTCAGGTGCAGGTTCTATAATGAAAAGAATTGCACCAAGAATACTGGGTGCGATTAGAGGCCCGGCTCAATCTCCTATGCCGAGGGGTCTGCCAAGTGCGCCTCCAAGAAGAAGAAGAACCTCCGATGCAGACAAAAAAACTTTTACAGATCTTGAGCAAGGCGCAGATATTAAAAGAAAAGCTGCGGAAGTTCGTAAAAAGAAAGATCCAAAAAATCAATCTTTGCGACCCAAAGCTAGACCAAAAGTGACTTCTTTAAGACCTAAAGTAAGACCTACAAAGAAATCAGCAGCAGGAGGAAGCCTTAAATCAGTTCCTGAAGGAAATAAAGGTTTGAAGAAACTACCTACTGCTGTTCGTAACAAGATGGGATATATGCAAAAAGGTGGTTCTTGCAAGGGTATGGGTAA